TCCACTATGGCACTATGAAATAGAAGATTTGCTTGTATTAAAAAATAATAAGGGAACAGAAGATAATCGTGTTCGTCATATGGATTATGGTGTACAATTTAACAAGTTAATGTATGAGCGTCTTCTCAAAGGCGGTGATATCACTTGCTTTAGTCCAAGTGATGTGCCAGGCTTATACGATGCTTTCTTCCAAGACCAAGACAAGTTCCGTCAACTTTATGAAGCCGCTGAACGTAATACAAAAATACGTAAGAAGACTTATAAAGCCATTGACTTGTTTAGTATGTTTATGGAAGAACGCAAAAACACAGGTCGCATTTATCTAATGAATGTTGACCATGCTAATACGCATGGTGCATTTATTGAAAGTGTAGCACCAGTAAAGCAAAGCAATCTTTGTGCAGAGATTGCATTACCTACCAAACCACTCAAACATATATTTGATGAAGAAGGTGAAATTTCACTTTGCACACTAAGTGCCATTAATTGGGGCAATGTAAAAGAACCAAAAGATTTTGAAAAGATGTGCGACCTTGCTGTTCGTGGTCTTGATGAATTACTTGATTATCAGAAATATCCTGTTATTGCAGCAGAAATTTCAACAATGAATCGTCGCCCACTTGGTGTTGGTATTATCAACTTTGCATATTTTCTTGCAAAGAATGATATGTCATACAGTGATCCACGTGCGCTTGTACTTGTTGATGAATATGCAGAAGCATGGAGTTATTATCTTATCAAGGCAAGTAACCAACTTGCTATTGAAAAGGGTGCTATTACAAAGAACAATGAAACAAAGTATGGACATGGTATTGTTCCTATTGATACTTACAAGCGTGAAGTTGATGAACTTGTTCAGCCAAACTATCGCATGGATTGGGATAGTCTACGTGCAAGTCTTAAGGAACATGGTATCCGTAACAGCACACTTATGGCACTTATGCCAGCAGAAACAAGTGCACAAGTCGCTAATGCCACAAATGGGATTGAACCACCACGCTCACTTATTTCTGTAAAGCAAAGCAAGCATGGTGTGTTGAAGCAAGTTGTACCAGAGTTTCGCAAGTTAAAGAACAAATATGAATTGCTTTGGGACCAAAAGTCACCCGAAGGTTATTTGAAACTTGTTGCTGTGTTGCAGAAGTATATTGACCAAAGCATTTCTACTAACACTTCATATAATCCAACATTCTATGAAGATGAAAAGATTCCAATGAGTGTGATGATTGGTCATCTATTGTTGTGCTACAAATATGGTTTAAAAACCTTGTATTATTTCAACACTTATGATGGACAGGGTGAAATCAACGTCCAGAAGTTTGTTGAAGAAAAGCCAGACTTTGAAATCAAGAATATGCAACTTCTTGAAGATCAGGATGCATGTGAAAGTTGCACAATTTAATTTGTGCAACTGACATATTTCTGTTATAATTATTTTAAGAGGTTAACAATGAGCACTGTATTTGACGCAAATGATAAGAGCGACCACACAAAGTCGTTAGCATTTCTTGACCCACATGGTGGTGTCAGTATCCAACGGTATGATATAATCAAATACCGTCAATTTGAAAAACTTACTGAAAAACAATTATCTTTTTTCTGGCAACCACAAGAAGTAGATATTCTACGTGATGCAAAAGACTTTAAAGATTTGTCCGCAAACGAACAGCATATTTTCACAAGTAATTTAAAACGTCAGATTCTACTTGATAGTGTGCAAGGTCGTGCGCCAACAGTTGCATTTGGTCCAATCTGTTCTCTACCAGAACTTGAAACATGGATCACTACGTGGACATTTAGCGAAACTATTCATAGTCGTTCTTATACTCACATTATTCGTAATGTGTATGCTAATCCATCTAAAGTATTTGACGAAATGATGGATATCCAAGAAATTGTTGATTGTGCTGGTGATATTACTGCATTATACGACAAGTTGATTGACTTGAATAACAATCATGCACTTGGAAATCAGTTAAATTCATATGAACACAAGAAAGCACTTTGGCTTGCTATCATGAGTGTGAATATTCTTGAGGGTGTGCGTTTCTATGTTTCATTTGCTTGCAGTTGGGCATTTGCTGAATTGAAAAAGATGGAAGGCAATGCAAAGATTATTAAATTGATTGCACGTGACGAAAACCTACATCTTGCTGGCACACAAACACTACTTAAATTGTTACCAAAAGATGATCCTGATTATGAAAAGATTGAAGTAGAGTGCCGTGAAGAAGCCATCAAGTTATTTGATGATGCTGTTCAACAAGAAAAGAAGTGGGCAGAATATCTATTCAAAGACGGTAGTATGATTGGTCTTAACTATCAGTTGCTTGCAGAATATGTAGAGTTTATTGCAAACAAGCGTATGCAAGCAGTTGGTCTTGGTCAGCCATATCCTACAAAGAGCAATCCTCTACCATGGACACAGAAATGGATTGCTGGTGCAGAAGTCCAAGTAGCACCACAAGAAACTGAAATCTCATCTTATGTTATTGGTGGCACCAAGCAAGATGTTGATAAGAATACATTCAGTGGATTTAGTCTTTAATGGTAGATAATTTTTTATCCACTGTTAAATGGCTTCATGTTGAATTATCATCTCGTTGTAATGCTTGGTGTCCTTCTTGCCCAAGAAATATTGATGGTTATAAATTAATTGATGGATTAATAGAGGAAGATTTACCTTTAGAAAAATTAGCAAATATAATCTCCACATTACCTATGTTAAAAACAATTCAATTATGCGGTAATTACGGTGATCCAATATCTGCTAAAAATATAAGTGAGGTCATAGATTTTTTAATTAAAAAAAAATTTGATATACAAATTCATACTAATGGGAGTTTAAAAACTAAAAATTGGTGGAGTGAATTTGGTAATAAATTAAAAGATATGAATCATAAAATTTATTTTGCCATAGATGGTTTAGAAGATACACATAAAATTTATAGACAGGGCACTGATTACAAAAAAATCATTGAAAATGCAACTGCATTTATTTCTAGTGGTGGAAATGCAATATGGCAATTTATACCTTTTGCACATAATGAACATCAGTTAAAAGAATGTTTAATTTTAAGCAAAAAATTAGGGTTTAAAAATTTTGATATTGTTAAAAGACCAAGAGTTAATAGTAATGCAACTCATTATAAAACAGGTAAAAAAATAAATTTAGAACCATGGACTTATCAAGATAAATTTTTTAATACTATTACATCACACAATGAAAAAAATTCATCATGTATGCATTTAGAATATTCTAGTTTGTATGTATCCGCAAACGGAAAAATATCCCCTTGTTGCTATCTTCCAAAAATTGAATATAATGAAGAATTAGAAATTAAAAAAGAATTAACATATAATCCAAGAAAAGAATGTGTAGAATATTGTAATTTTAAGGGCGTAGAATGAAAATTGGATTTACGTAACCGTGTTACAGAAAAAATGCTAAGGAGACAAAATGATTACATTATACACCAAAGATCACTGTCCATATTGTGATAGCGCAAAGACTTTACTTAAAAGTTTAAATGAAGAATATGTTGAAATTGATATCATGAACAATGAAAATGCTCGTGATTATTTGATTAATCAGGGCTATAAAACTGTACCACAAATTTACTTCGAAGGTAAACTTTTAGTAGAGGGTGGCTACACAGGATTAAGTAAACTATCTTACGACGAACTACAGGAAAAGAAACGTGTTATTAGAGAAAGCAAGTGATCCAACAAAAGTAATGACTCTTAAACTTATTACAGGTGAAGAAATTATTGCTAGAATTGCAGAAGAAAACGAAACTACATATAAACTTACGAAACCGCTATGTATGATTGCTACTCCACAAGGTGGGTTTGGTCTTGCACCAGCAGTGTTTAGTATTCCACCCACGGATTCTGTAGTGGTAAATAAGAGTGCAGTAGCAATGTATGGTGTTACTGACAGCGACATTGCCAACCAGTATCTTGCAAAAACAACAGGACTGACATTGGCAAAGTCTCTTTAAGGAGAAATTATGCCAATTCCAACAAAAAGAGGAAGTCCAAACACAGGTGGCGGTGTTGTAGTTAATGGTTTAGAATCCTTTTTGATAAATGGTAGAGCAGCAGCAAGAGTAGGTGACTTATATTCTGGACATCCAGGTTTTGATCCTAGACATCCTCATCCACCTAACCCAATTATTACTGGTGCACCAAGTATAATAGTTGGTGGCAGACCACTTGGATATCTTGGCGTATTTGAATCATTACGACATACAGCCATACCAAGCGAATCTAATGTAATAATAGGTCCAAGATAATGGCATTAGGAAATTATGCAAACGGCATAGGTAATATTACGACATTTACAACCAATACAAATGTTATTGGTGTAGGAACAAGTTTTTTAACACAATTACAATTAGGTGCTGTCATTGGTAATGTAAGTAATGTATTCGTAGGTTATATTGCAAATATAAACAGTAATACCAGCATAACACTAACTGCAAATGCAAACGTTGCTATAAGCAGTAGTATAAATCCAACAAATTTCAAATATAAACCAATGTATGCAAATGTTCCACAATTTGTATATAATAAAATTGGTAATATAATTGCTAATACAAACAGTAGTATTATAACTGGTAATTCAACTAAATTTACAACACAATTAAATTATGGTGATTTTTTGTACATTTCAAATGTAAATGGTTTTGTATCTAATTCTTTTATAACATCATATAGTAATATATTTTTAGGCCGAGTAGAATATATTGTTAGTGACACACAATTGTATCTTGGTTCAAATTCTCTTGCTAATGTTAGTAATTTGCAATATTTTACCAGCACAATTTCTCCTACATATTTTTCTTACAATAATTATGGTCCCGAAACTGCTATTGATTCAGCAAATACTATCGCAGGTCTTTATACATTTAATAGTCAATTATTTCGTTGGACACAAAGTGGTTTAATACCTAATGTATCGGTTGTAAATAGTTACCACCCACCTATTCGTGATAGTGTTACAGGTATCCTAGTAAATCTACCAGCAAGCATTTATGTAAAAACTGGGAATAGTGTTTCTAATACATATAGTTTAGGCAGTGCTTTAAATTATAGTGGTAATGATTATATTGTTAAAGATTTTGATATTAATCAAAGAGTTTTTAGCACCGATGCAGCATATGTTACTGACAGTTTGTATAATAGTAATTCTTTAAAAGATATAGCATTATATGCAATACCACAAGAATACAATTTTGCAATTCAACAAACAATTGAATCTACCAGTGCTGATGATGCAGCATCTTTAATAGGTGCAAATATTTCAAGAGTCACGGATAACCAAATACTTGCACAAGAATATTTTAGTAAAGATACGCCTATAAAAAGTTTACAAAAATATCCACAAAATTTAACAGCAAATCAAGATTTTAATATACGCAAAGAAGCAAAGGGATTACGTAAGTTAATTCCAACAGGTGCTCCAATTGCAATACCAGGTTTATTAAATGCCGTTGCAGATGTATACATAAGTGGTAATGTTGCATGGACTCCACCTACCTTTAACCCAACGAATGTGAAATAAAATGGCAACGTTTAATGATTATGATTTTATTAAGTCTGGAATAAAAGCATTTGAAGGTAAAAGTCTTACGGCATACCAGATACCAGCATCTAATGGTGAACTACACTGGACTATTGGTTATGGTAATGAATATTATAATAATAATCAACGAGTTCAACCAGGTGATAGAATAACTGACGCACAGGCTGATGAATTACTTGACTACCAATTAATTAATGTTTATGGAGCCTCTGCTGCAAATCGAACAAATGCTGCTGGTGGCGATTGGGATTCACTTACGCCAGGTCAACAGTTTG